TCTCGCCGTCGCCGTTCTCGCCGGCCCCCGGGGCCTTCCATTTCCGTGGGCGCTCCCGGACCGTGACGGTAATAACGTGGCTGTCCGAGTCCTCAGGAACGAACCCGTCGACCTCCCACACCTGGCCGCTGTCTGTGATCTCATCGCCCCGCGCCGGCGTGCCGACCTGATCCCGTGCTAGCGCGTAGGTCCTGCGAGGCTCGGCCACGTAAGCGGGGTCGCCGGTTTCCTCTACCGACTCCCCGCGAATCGCCAGGACCTCGAGGACCTCGCCAGACCGGTACCGGTGGAACTCAACCGGCACCCCTAGACCCCGGAGTAGTCGCCGCGTCACCGCGTCCCATTTCATGGCATTAAGCTCCCGTTGGCCGCCGGCTAATCCTTAAACTCGCCGATGCCGATGTTTAGCAGCACCGTGCCGGTGTCGTCGCCTTCATCGGCATAATCCGAGGCCACGGCCGCGCCTTTGACGTCACCCGAGGACGGCGATGCCTGGCGCTCGCGCTCAAAATGCCTGTCGGAATGGATCCATGTCAGGCGATCACCGGGCGACCACTCATCGCCGACCTCTTTCGGGGCTTTGAACTTGCCGCGGACTATAACCCTACCGGTTTCGCCATCCGGGATGTTTTCGGCCGCGACGGCGATCAGCGAGCCGACCCGGATAAAGTCGCAGCAATCGATGTCCTCGCCGTTGTCGTTGGTGTAGTCGATCCAGTACACGTCGCCGACATAGTTGGCCGGCCACGGGTCGGCGACCTTACCGATGCCGGCGTTGATGAACACCGGCGCCAGGTCCTCGCCTGAGCTGGCGTAATCGACCGCGACGGCCGCGCCTCTGATGTCGAGCCGACCGATGGTGACCTTATCCTCGAGGTCGAACTCCTCGCGATCATGGACCCATACTAGGCGATGACCTGGCTCCCATTCCCTTGCCGATGTCTTCGGCAAGCGGTACACCCCCATGACGCCGACCGAACCCCGCGACCCGTCCGGGATGTCCTCGAGCGCGACGCCAATCCGGTTCGACATCGGGACCACGTCATCCGACAGGTAATCGACGCCGGTGTTGTTGGGCCAGTCCAGGACCTCACCCTTGGAGACATAGTTTGTCGCCATTTCCGACCCCCCCGAATAAACAAGAGGCTAGACCGTCCGGCCCAGCCCCTGTCTTTGCTGCCTCACCAATGGCCGGACAGGTCCGGCTCGGCACTATGTGTGCAGCTCTCCCCGGCCGGGATGCAACAGGACCATGCCGGTTTCCGCGTCATCTTCCGCGTCCTCGGCTGCCGAGGCACAGTTTTCCACGTCCCCGGCGCTGTAATCGCCGGACATGTTCGATTCCGTGTCAAACCGGCCCTCGCTGTCATCCCAGGACAGGGCTTCCCCTTGGTTCCACTCGCGGTTCGGATCCTTCGCGAGCTCGAACACGCCGGACACGGCCACCGTGCCGGTCGCGTCCTCGGGGATGTCCTCGAGCGCGACGCCAACCAGGCGCCCCGCCTTGACCACGTCCCCCGAGCTCACGTCGTCGCCGGTGTCGTTTTCCCAGCTGATCTTGTCACCGCGGTACTGATACGTCGTCGCCATTTCGATTACCTCCAGGTCGAAGCGGCGGGGGCCGCCCCCCGCCGCGGTTTACGCTCAGCCGTCGTTTCGCACGATCGCACGGTAGTCGACGGCGGCAACGCCATAGTCGTGGGTCACGCGATAACGGATACCGCGACTCTCAAAAGCGTCCTCCATGTCGACCTGAGGCTCCCGCTGTCCGTTGAGGAAACCGACGGCGAACGCCGGGGCAATAGCCGGACGCGACAGGGTGTACCACTGGCTCGAGCCGATGTCGTCGAGGACCGGGGAGGACAGCACTAGCCACCGATTGTACTCCCGGTTCGCGACGGCCGAATGCTCGCCGTCCGGCACCGCAGTCGAGTTGACGATTTCCCAGGCCGCGTCTTCCTTAGCCAGCGGCGTGAGAATGATCTCCGGTCGGATGTCGGCGTAAGCATTGCCGCCCGGCGTCTTTTGCTGGCGGTGCAGCTTGCGATGGTGCCCCAGCCGCGCAACGCTGGGGTCGCCTGCGTCGGTGGCGACGTTCCCATGGTTGCTGGAGTCGAACAGGTTGTGGCCCGTGCTCATGGTCGGCCCGTCACCCTCGAGGAGGTTCAGGACATCGTGTTCGATGCTTCGGCCGGCGGCACGGCCAAGCGCGCGAGCGATGTCCGCGAACGCCCCCATGTCGTCGTTGACGACCATGGCGTAAGAGAGGGTGACAATCATCCCCCGTTCCACGGCCTGGACTGACTCTTTTTCAGCATCGGGCAGCGTAGCATGGGGGATTTCGCCGGCCTCATTCAGCTCCGACAGCCGACCGAAGCTCCCCGGGCGGTACCGGTTGTGGGCCCGGAAATCGGCCAGGTCGGTGACGTCGGCAATCTGAGGCCAGACGTGCTCGGCCTCGCCATACGCCGCCAGCAGGGTTTTATGCAGCACGTCCTCGAAAATATTGGGAAAGTCCGAGGTTGTGTGAGTGATGGCCTTGGCCGCGAGATCTGATTTGCTCATCCGGTCGGTATTGAACCCCGAGCGTCGCAGCGATGCCCGGGCATGATCCAGGAGGCCGAACCCGACAAACTCATTGCCCTGTTCCGGCTGCTTAACGCCGACGCGAGCCAAAGCGCCGTCGACCGCGGCCGCGCGGAACTTGTCGGCCTCATCCTGAACCAGGCTCACAGACGACGCACCCGAAACAGGCTCAACACCCTTGCCCATCTCCTGGAGTAGAGCGCGACGGGCCTGGTCCGCGTTACAGGTCACGTCGTCGAGACACTTCGCCAGGACCTCGGGGTACTCGCGGGTGAACCGCTCCCCAAACGCATCGCGCACCGCAGCGCGGCGCTGGCGCTCCTCGTCAAGAGCCTGCTGTTTCACGGCTTCGACGTCCACACCACTACCCCCGCCGGTGGGGCCGCCTTGGCTGGCGGCGTTTGCATTACCGCCGGCACCGCCCCCGGCGTTCGGCATGTTGCCGCCGGTGTTCAGGTCGCCGGCCCCGTTCTGACCGTTATTCTGATTCCCCTTCGTTCCCATGTCTGAACCCTCGATCACCTTACGAATTGAGGCCACCTGGACAAATTGCCGGTTTTGGGCGGCTTTCCCGGCTGGCCTGCTGACATTCTGGAGCGTGTCCGGAACGCTGGCAAGCATGGACAGGTCGAGCCCGTGGAACGCTGCAGCTTCTACCGGGTCGGTCACCGTGTCGCAGAACCCCCAGCGTTCTGCCTCGTCTGCCGTAAGCCAGGTCTCGTCATCCATCATGATGACGATTTCCTCATAGCTAAGGCCGGTTTTCCGCCGGTAGGACTGCGCCATTGCGTCGCGCATTTTGTCCAGGACGTCGGCGCTATGACGCATTTCATTCGCGTCACCCATGGCGGCGCCCCACGGGTTGTGAAGCATAAACAGGCCGTTGCTGGAAATGATGGTTTCATCCCCGGCCATCGCGATCAGCCCGGCAATGCTCGCCGCCACGGCGTCGATATGAACGGTCACGCGGCCCGGGTGTTCCCTCAGGAGGTTGTGAATCGCCAAGCCTTGGTCGACAAACCCACCCCCGGAATTGATCCGAACGGTAATGTCGTCCTCTTTATCCTCGAGCCACCGCGAAACGGTCGGCACGTCCAGGCCGTCGAACTCATCGCCGATCACGCCGTACAGGTTCAGGGTGTTCATATCCGATTCCTCTCGATTCTCAAATTGGCGTTCACAGACCCGAAAACGCTGGTCGTCTTCGGGGAACTCCAGCCGCATTACATCGTCGGCCATGCAGCGGTCGATAAAGTCGCCGCGGTCCTCCCCCGGCTCCGGTTTTGGTAATGGCATCGCCTATCCCCCTAGTCCTGTTATGCCTTTTCCTGCGACCCATCATCCGAGCTCAGAACCAGGCCGGCGTCGGCGGTTTGCTGGCGATCCCGGATGATCTCGCGGGTAACGTCTGAGGGGCTGTCGCCTCGCTCCCGGATGACCTGACGGCGCGACGTGAACCCGGCTCGCGTCGCCGTGACGGCGGCCTCAGCCTCATCCTGCGGGTCAATCCACGGCATCGCCGGCCCGCGAAAGTCGGCGTTATACAGGGTGTCGCGGTCGACATCAGGCGGGATCTCAACGGCCCCAGAACGGACCGCCATTTCGACGAACCTCTCCCACACCGGCCGCGGACCGTGGGCAATGAACCAGGCCCGTAGGGGTAGGTACGTCTGGCTCCACTGTTCGACAAGCTCCTGGCGCTGGCTGCTATATGAGCCGTCATAGTCGCGGGCCGACGACGAATAGCTGGCGCCGGTGCCGGCCGCCACCGCTTGGATCTGCGATTTACGGAACTCCCACAGCTGAGAGTTGGGCCGCTCGCTTTTGATCGTGCCGACGTCCTCTCCCGGCCTCAGGGTGTCGAACACCATGCCGGGCTCGAGGCTGAACGTCCTCGGCTCATCATCGTCGGGGGCCGACATCGGTCCGGGCTGGTCCTGTTTCTTGATATACCCGGTGAGGGCCGCCGCCACCCGGGCCGCGACGCGCTCCGACTCCTCGTAGTCATGTATGTCGTCGAGCCGGGTCATGACCGGAGCCAAGATCGAAATGCCGCGCGTCTGGTGTAGACGGTTGCAAAACTTGATATGCAGCATTCGATCGGCGGGGATCCGGCGGTACGAGCGCGGATCCATGCTAAGGGTCGAGTGTAGCGGCTGGCGGTTGCCCGGGTGTTCCTTGTAGACGTGGAACGCGCGAGTCCGCCCCCATTTGTTTTTCTCGACGCCCTGTATGATTCCCCGCCGGTCATCGTAGAGATCGAGCGGGACAAAGTCCGGCTCGAACAGCTCGAGAGACATCGGGACTTTCCCGGTGTGCCGAATCCCGGCGGCGTGCCCCTGGACAATTTGAGAAAACACCTCACCATCCCTGAGCGCCGTCCGGAGAGACATTCGCCAAATCTGGCCGATGTCCATTTCCCCGGTGACATCGGGAGAACGGCCCCATCGGTCATACATTTCCCTGAGCTGGCGGTTGAGGTCTTCCGCGAGGTCGCCGTTAGTCGTCCGGATCTGGGGGTCGACCTGTATGCCCTTGCCGACGATGTTCCCCACTAGGACGTCGATTACACCTTTCGCGAGGTCATGGTTTTCCTCGAGGTACCGCGCCTGTTGCCAAAGCCGGGGCCCGGCCTGGCCCGTGACGACGTCGGCGCTGCCGCGGGATTGCTTCGACGGCCGCGACCGGGGAGGCTTCGCGGCGTCATACGCAGCCTGGTACTGCGTAACCTGCAAACGGGCCCGGGCGCGCTTCGCTTGCCACCCGGGGGCGAGAACCCCAATCACGTCATCGATACGCTTACCCAAGCTCATCGAAACACCTTCGCGACGCTGTATCCGGTGGTAGTCCCTCGCCGGCGGGCCTTGATCTCTGCAACCCGCCGCTCCCAATACTCGACGTCGCGCCTGAGATCCGGGAGGTCGGCCATGGTCAGCGTCCGATCGCCCCAAGTAAACCGCTGCCCCTCCCGAGCCATGTCATAGGCTTCCCGGGCCTTCTCGAGCTGTTCGCGCGCGTGATCGAGCTCGCTTTTGTCTTCGGGGGTCGTCATCGCCTGCCCATCCATCCTTTCGGTCCGCCCATCCAACCGCCGCCGTTGCGGGGCTGCTGTTTCTTCGCGGCCGGCTCGGGGCTCCTACGGCCTTGCCCCTTTTCGCGTGTTTGCCCCCGGGGCTGCAGATGATCGACGTTGTTAAGCTCCGCAGCCGCCCGCGCTAGATACTCACAGTCCAGGTAATGATTGTCGCGCCTGTTCTGTATCCATACAACCGCCCCGGATGCCTTGACCGCTCGCGATTCCGCGACGACTTGCTGGCAGTAATCATCCGTCGCGTCCTCGGGAATATGCCAGGCCCCCGGCTCATCCGACGGCCATTCGATGCGCGTATGGACCCACGATTTGAAATGATCCGAGTCTAGATGCAGCAACACTAGGCCGTTGCGAATCGTCGCGCCGCCCAAGTTGACGTCTATCCGCGATTTTCTAATGGGCCGCTCCTGAGAGTCGACACCCTTGGCCGCAATCGCCCACCCCTGATACCGGCGGCAGAACTCATACACCTTGTTCTGAGGCCGGCGGAAACTGTCGCGCCCGGGCCGATACCCGGAGTCGACCAGCATCGTCGTTATACGCCGCTCCCCAAACCGCCGCTCCAGAAGGGCCCCAAGGTCCGACCAGACCGTGTCTTTTTCGGTCTCGCCCCACAGCTCGCCATGTTCCAACAACCAGGATTCCGACCGGTAACCCCAGCCCCTCACCACGTAATACAGGCGGTCTTTCTGGACGTCGACCCCGGCGGTGACCATTTGCACCCCGTTCGGGACCTCGCCAATCCGGTAGGGCTCGCGCTTGTCCGCGACAACCCGCCAGTCCGGGGCCTCGCCGGCGATCCGGAACAGCTCCCCGAACGCGGTGTTAAGGGCGACCTGTATCCGGTTCTGGTCGCCGGCCCGGGCCGCGGCGACGTATTGCTGGGCCCGCTCGCCCCAGGTAACCCAAGGGCTGGCGAGGCCGGAAACCCAGAAGCTTGCCGTGTCAGTGTCCGCCCGCGGCGTCCCCTTCGCCTCGCCGTCCTCAACCCACTGGCCGGGGGCAATGTACATTCCGTGGCGGTTCATCCATGTTTTTGCCGTGTCCTCGAGGAGGGTCCCGCAACACGGGCAGCCGAGCCGGGCCTTACGCCGCGCCTGCCCAGGGGTCGACCCATCCGGCCAGCTCAACAGCCGAAACCGCGGGATAAAGTAGCCGCCGCATTCCGGGCACGGCCAAGCCCACTCATGGCGCGTGCCCTCCTGCCATAGGCGCCATATCGGGGAGCCGCAATCCTCGGCATCCGTCCAGTGATCAAACCCGGTTTCCGGGTCGGTCTGAACGTCGAGGTTTCCAATGGTCGGCGTCGACGTGTAAATAACCTTGCCGTCCGGGTAGGTTGCAACACGGGTTTCCAACAGCTCGCCCGGGTCGCCTTCGTTGCCGACGTTGTCAGGCATGCGGTCGCGCTCATCACACAGCGCCAGCCCCACCGCATCGCCGGCAAGCTCGGTAGCGGAGCCGGCCCACGCTAGGCGCAGCGGCACGCCGCCGACCATTTTTTTGGTCCGGGTCATGGCTTTCCCGGTGAGCGTTTTCCGCCAAAGCGAGTCGGCCGACCGGAGCATAGCCATGACGCGGGGCTCGAATACCGACTCCACAAACGACCGCGTCGGCCCCAGGTACAACGCCGGGACCGGGTCATCATCCAACCGGTACCCGATCAGGTTCGCCAACAGGCTGTCGGTCTTCCCCATTTGGGAACCGCATGCAACGACGATCCGTTTGTACGCCGGGTTCCGCTCGGCCCTCATGACCGGGATCATGAACGGCACCCGCTCCGGTCGCCATGGGCCGGGTTCAGCCGTTGTCCGAGGCAACACCCTGTTCTGTGCCGCCCACTGATCCGGACCCCTCGGGGGCGGCGGCGCCATCGCCTTGGCCGCCGCTTGGACCAGCCGCCAGCCCATTGAGCTGTTCGGATACCTGGGCTCTAATTCGCCTTGTCTCATCCTGGATCACCCTTTTTACCTCGGCCGGATCCGTTTCGCCCGCCAAGTGTTGAGCCAAGCGGCCCCCGAGTCCGTCCAGCTGAGTCGATATGGTCACGATGATGGCCTGGGCCGCGGCCTCGACCTCCTGGTACTCGATCAGGCGCCCTTCCTTCTCCAGCGCCTCGAGCATCCGGTTATACCCGCGCCATTGCGTGTCGAGCGCGTTGGCATCCGCTTGGGTCAGCTGTTTTCGCTTCGGGTCCGGGACGAACGGCGGCGGCGCGTCCGCTGTGGCTTCCGTGACGCCGGGCCGAGCCCGCCCGGATCCTGCACCGCCCCCGGAGCCGCCAGGGCCGCCGGGCTCCGACTGGCCGGTGCCGTCGGGGTCATCATCGTCCGGCGGCGCCTCGCCATACCGCCAGCGGTAGTACGCTGCGGTCGCCGCCTCAGCGTCCACCCTTTTCCGGGCGACCTGGGGGATGACCCCGCGGGAAACCAGCCGGCTTATGCTGCTCGCCGATAGCCCCAGGCGCCGCGCGAGCTCTGATTTGGTAATGATCTCGCCCATATTCGTTTCTTCTAATACCTTGCCGGATTACCGGGACGGTTCGTTTTTCTGTGCCGACAATAACATACGCCTCCCATACGCCACGCCAGGGCATTCGTAACCTCCTGTATTTAAAGGGGTTACGGAATTGGAAATACGTTCAAAAATTGCGCCAACGTTACCA